CCAGAAGCGCGTGCAGAGCATCAAAGACTTCCCCGAGATGCTCGATAAGAGACCCATTATTGTAGCAGATGGGGTCATACTTGGCGGAAATATGCGTCATAAAGCCGCGATAGCAGCCGGACTGAAGGAGATACCCATCATCGACGCAAGCGACTGGACGCAGCAACAGAGAGACCAATTTATCATCAAGGATAACTTGAGTTTTGGAGAGTGGGACTGGGACATCTTAGCGAACGAGTGGGACCCTGTAGCTTTGGAGCTATGGGGTCTCGACATTTGGACACCGAAAGAAGCCGAGGAGGACGTTAAAGAAGTATGCGAAGTATGCGGTAAATGAGCTACACGGAATACTCACCTAAAAAGGCAGCGATGTTAGAGGCCTTGGAGCGGTCGCTCGGCATCGTTACAACTGCAGCAGAGAAGGCGGGCATTGAACGCAAGTCTCACTACGACTGGCTCAAGAGCGACCCCAACTACAAGGCGGCAGTTGAGGCCATCCAAGAGAGCGTCATCGACTTTGCAGAGAGCCACCTCTACAAGCTGATTAAGGAGGGCAACCCGGCGGCAATCATTTTCTATCTGAAAACCAAGGGAAAGAACCGGGGTTACATCGAGCGGCAGGAGATAGAGGTGACCGAGAAGAAGCCTCTGAGCTGGTTCAACGATGACGCTGGCTAAGAGCTACTATCAGGTCAAAGGCTCGCGGGCTCGCATCCAGGTGCACCAGGGAGGCACGCGGAGCGGGAAGACCTACTCTATTCTCACCGCGCTCATCGAGCTTTGCTGGAAGAACGAGAATAGCGGGGCGGTAATTACGATCGCCAGGAAGACCCTCCCGGCTCTCAAGGCTTCGGCGATGCGGGACTTCTTCGAAATAATCGAAAGGGAAGGACTGTACTCACCCGACCTGCACAACAAGAGCGAAGGGACGTACCACCTTTACGGAAATCTGGTAGAGTTTATCTCGGTGGACCAGCCGCAGAAGGTCAGAGGCCGCAAGAGAGACGTTCTATTCGTGAACGAAGCCAACGAGCTTTCGCTTGAGGACTGGAGGCAGCTCCTGTTGAGAACCACCGGGCAGGTGATAATTGACTTCAACCCATCGGATGAGTTCCATTGGATTTACGACCACGTACTGACGCGAGACGATGTCGACTTCTTCCAGACCACGTATCTCGACAACCCCTTTCTCTCTCCTTCGGTAGTCCAGGAGATAGAGCGTCTCCGGCTCGCAGATGAAAACTACTGGCGGGTCTACGGACTGGGAGAGAGGGGAGCAAGCCGCAGTACCGTCTTCACCCACTGGACCCAAACGGAGCAGATACCGGAAGGTTTCAAGCTGATAAATTACGGGCTGGACTTCGGCTTCACCAACGACCCGACGGCCCTCGTAGCTTGTTACTCTGACGGGCACGGGTACTTATTTCAAGAGCGGATATTTCGGACGGGGCTATCCAACAGGGAAATCTACCAGCTGGCAAAGGACATCGGCTCTGTTCCCGTGATCGCGGATTCAGCAGAGCCGAAGAGCATCAACGAGCTGCACGGTTACGGGATGAACGTTCACCCCGCAAGGAAGGGGCCGGACAGCGTTAGGAGCGGGATACAGTTCCTGCAGTCCCGGCCTTTGCTTGTGACCTCCGATTCGCTAAACATCATCAAGGAACTGCGTAACTACAAGTGGAGGGAGGATAAGAACGGGAAGGTGCTCAACGAGCCCGTGGACGTTTTTAATCACACCATAGACGCTATGCGCTACGCATCTACCTTTAACCAGGCAAACCCGAACTTCGGCAAATACAGCATCGGATGAAGATTCCTTACAGGTGGGCTGACCTTACCTTAGGCCAGCTTCAAACGCTGATGACTACCGACGACCCTCTGACGAAGGTACGCGCAGTAACGGGGCTCAGCTTGGAACAGTTGCGAGCCAAGCCCCAGAGCGAGGTAGATGAGGCCTTAAAACGCATCGAGGCTATTCCCGAGGTGGGCCGGCACAAGACAAAAATCACCTTCGAGAATCGGCAGTGGTTCAAGAAGCGCAAGAAATACGGCTTTATCTGCGACTGGGACGACTTTACGACGGGTGAGTGGATAGACGCGCAGCGGTACGTAGAAGATTTCTGGCCGAACGCTCATAAGCTCATGGCGATTCTCTACCGACCTATCACATGGGAGAACGGGGACAAGTACGCTATTGCCAAATACACGGCCAAAGAGGACGCAAGCATCTTCAAGAGTATGCCCGCTGACCTCTTTACGGGTACGATGCTTTTTTTTTGGACTACACGAAACGAACAACTGACAACTTTGCAGTCCTCTTTGCTGGACGCGACGGAGGTACTAATCTCCTCTACGAAAAGTGGGGCTGGTACTTATCCCTCTGGGCACTCTCAGGAGAAGACATAACTAAGATGAACGCTATAACGGAGTTACCAATAGGGGTGACTCTGCAGCACCTTGCCTTTTTGAAAGACCTCGAAGCAGACCGAAAGAACGGAATCAAATGATTACCTATAATACCTTCATTCAGCGGTTCAAGGACTTCGCCGACAATCACTACTTTATTCGGAGCTTCTCGCACGGAGCTCCCGAAGACGTCGATTTGGAGAAGTTCAACGAGTACCCCCTCATGCACGTCATCTACACGGGGGCGAGCTACGAGGACACGACAAAGACCCTGTCTTTCGAGGTCTACATCTTCGACCTTCCCTCGCATTATGAGAACAAGCAGGACCGACAAAAGGAGGTTGTAAGCGATGCGGAGCAGTGCGCCGAGGACGTAATTGCGGACATCGTCAACGGAGGCAACATCTTCGTGCACGAGGAAGATTACACCGTACAAACGGCCCGGGTAACGCCCCTCCAGGAGGAGAGCTCCAACGTCTTAGCCGGGGTGCTCCTTGAGGTAGATATTCAGATCCCGTATGATAGGGATGCTTGCAACGCTCCTATTGACGGAGTATCGCCCGAGGGTGGAGAAATCGTCTACGCACGTCGGGGCGTGCTGCGGGTGCGGACGGTAGACAGTGGCACGGACGTGCTGTCGGTGCGGACTATCGTCGTGCCCAACGGGTCTCTTACGGATGACGGAGGAGGACAGGTGACTTTGGACTTCACGTCGGTTACGAGCCTCGCAGAGCTGGACGATGTCAATCTCGACGAACCGCTCGATCGGGAGGCCCTTGTGTACGATGAGGCTACGCTCAGCTGGATAAATGGAGGGCCGGCGAAGATTGATTTCCCGGTCTCCAACTTTTCGGGCGACCCGCTTCCCTTGGGTACGATTGTCGGCTTTAACGGGCAGGTGAGCGGCGACCGTATGAGGGTAGTAGCCTTTAGCGCTCTTTCCACGACCGAGCCCAGCACGCTGGTAGGAGTGACAAGCGAAACGATTCCGGGCAGAGGTAACGGGCACGTTCGTTCGTATGGGACGATTTACGGCCTTAACACTTTAGCTTATCCCGTCGGCACTATCCTCTACGCAAGCACTACCGCAGGGCAGTTTACTTCTACTCCTCCTATTTCACCAAATCACCGAATTGCTATCGCGGTAGTCACGCGGCAACACGTCAACACCGGGCGGATTTTTGTGCGGACATACACACCCGCTTACCGTCTGAAGGATATGAGCGATGTGAACGCTGCGAGCCCGTCAGCGGGTCAAGCTCTGGTATGGAGTGGGACGCGGTGGCAGCCTCTTGCGGTTGCGGCTTTGCCTATCCCCTCCCCTCCTCCGGGCGGCTTTTTGGGCAACGTGTTTTATCAGGATTCAGCGGGCGAGCTGACCCAAGAAGACGCGTTCCGCTACACCGCTTCGACCAACACGCTCGCCGTCGATAACATCACCGGAACAACCGTCACCGGGTCAGGCGTAGTGAAAGGCAGCAACACGTTCGGGCAGCGTTACGCGACGCAGGCGGCGACCAACCGGGCGCTTGCCAACACCGCATCGCTGACCGTCGAACGCTACTTCACCGTGACCGCCGAGGGCAACGGGGAGTCGTTCAACATCCAATCCAACACCCCGTCCGCAGGCAACAAAATCGTCCGGAAAATTTGGTACAAGGCGGAAGCGTTTGAGGACACCGACGTGAACACTTGGACACTGCTGCACACCTTTGCCGCTGACACCACATACGCCAACACCGCAACCAAATGGCAGGAGTATCTCGACGGGCAGACGTACGGAAAGCCGCCGTTCACGCTGGCAATTTCGTGGGAGCAGCAGCCGCTGGCGTTGCTTGACTCTTACACCGCAGACATTGCCTCCGGGTATGGCTTGGCGTTGCTGTTCAGTTCGCACACGGGCAGCGCCATTCGGGTGCGGCGGGCATCGGACAACACCGAGCAGGACATCGGATTTAACGGAGTGGATTTGGACACGGCGGCCTTGACCACTTTCTGCACGGG